CGCATCCCTGACGTAGTCAGGGGTTTTCCTTTCTTCGATGAGAGGGGGTGTTTTAAACACTCTCTTTTCACCGGTCCCTGGTACTGGCTTAGCCAGGTTATTAGGGAGGGGATCACTGATAAGTTCAGTGGGACCCGCTTAATGCATCTTATCTCTACGAGAGGGATGCCGGCCCCAAACGCCTTTCTGGCGGCGGCGGCCATGAATGACCATGGTCACTTAGTGACCACTGGCCATCCCCCGCTCGATGACGATTATCGCCGTCGGGCGGTAGCAGCGGCACTTTCCTTAGGAAGGTACGCTGGTGCACGTGCGGGAGCTCGAGTATCGACCGCCCACATGTCACTCTCCAACTCCGCGTCATTCGACGGGAGCCGGAGATCTGGAGGCAGAGCCACCAGCTTCGGAGTCAAGTATGCCCTGTGGGCAAACTCGATTCCGGAAAGGGACGAGGATGGTTTAACCATCTTCGGCCGCCCCTACGCTAAGCGTAGGGGCCTTCGAGTCTTCCAGACAATGTGCAAGGAGGACTGGGTTGAGTCAAAGGGATGTCTGATTGAATCAGACAATACCTTTGACATCGAGCCGGACCCCATGGACTACGTCTACGAGGACCGGATACACGGATTAGATTCCTATACCGGGTATCAGATGCTACAATTTTCAATTGAGCACGCGATCGAACAAGGTTACCTTGTCGGGTCGCCGACATACTCAGTGGATAATCCACTGCGTCTGTCAGGGAAACCACCCTCGGTGAGGGTGGTCCCCATTGGTGAGCCGGGCGGAAAGGCCCGGACCATCACCGTGGGAGAGGACTGGCTAAGCCAGTTGCTCTCCCCATTCGGGCACGAGCTAAGCTCGATGCTCGAGTCAATCCCCGCGTCCAGAGCTGGTTTAACCAGTGGGGCTCAGGCATACGAATGGTGCAAACGCGCCAGTTGGATGCAGCTGGATACCATAGATGATCTATGGTTTGCGACCTCAGACCTCACCCAAGCGAGTGAGAATCTGAGGCACGATTTAACGGCGGAAATGCTTAGAGCTTTTTGCCGAGGCGCCAATATAAGCTCAGCTTATATGGACCTATGCATAGGTATCCTATGCTCGCCCCGCTACCTTGAAAAGGGAGAGGGGCCTGGGCTCTACGAATATTCGGGAGTCCAGACAAAACGCGGTTGTCTCATGGGTGACCCGGGGACAAAAGCGGCTCTGACACTAACTAAGTTAGTGGCGGAGGAACTCGCCTTCCGCGACTATGTCGCAGGAGACGAAAAGCTCTCCACGTACGCTAAGCGTACGTGGAGATGTTATGCCACCGCCGGTGATGATCACGTGGCGGTGGGCCCTCGGGAGTATCTCGAGGGGATCCACAACCATCTTTTAAAGATGGGGGCGGATCTCTCGCTGGACAAGTGCTACATTTCCCAGCGAGGTGCCTACTTCTCAGAAGAGTTAATCTTGAGGGTAGATGGGAGAACTAAGTTCTCCAGCGATAAGCCTCTCTGGGAGAGGGATTACCGCGAAACGCCTCACGTTGATTCAATCAAGGTTAGGCTGCTATCACCGTGCGCCAAGGTGACCTTGGTACGCGATGAGAAGAACCCAGCACTTGGAAAGTGCAGGTACTTCCTCAGGAAGATAGCTTGGCTACCTCCTGAGCTTTCCTATTTCAGGGAAGTCGCGATCGCGAGGTTTAAAACCCGCTTTCGCTCATACATACCGTGGGATAATCCCCTGGTGTATATGCCGCACCATATGGGTGGCTTAGCCTTCCCATATGATGGCGACGAGGCTGACTTGTCAAGTAGCTTTGTCGACCGGGTACCGAGACCAGTGGTCTCGGCACTCGCCTCCGTTATAAACGGAGACGCCAGCGAGCACGTTAAACGTGCCCTCTGGCTGTTCTCGTCGAATACCACGTATCGCGGTATGACGATGAGAACCGTTGCTGAAGAACAGCTTAAAGCAATCTTCACGCACTTCACCCCGGATAGTATAACTTCCGAGGAGGACCTCCGAGTTCAACTCGGGGTTGACGAGATAAAGTGGAACTTTATGCGTCGCCGTGACAAGCATCGCCTGGCACGGAAATCCGGACTGATCAGCTTAGCTGATGCTATCCAGGAGTTCGAGCGCCCAACCTACTTTAAGGAGGCCATGGCGCGTCTGAGTCATATCTTGGAAAATGACCCAGATTACAGGACCTATCGGTCCTGGGAGGAAAATATAGATGATCTATGTGCCTCCGAAGAGCGAACCTATGACGAAGTCAAGGAACGCTATCCCGGCATATACAAAATGTATTTTGCCAGTCGTTCGGCTTGGTTTGCTAAGCAAGCCAAGATTGAAACATGGGCGTTCACCAGGATACCTGGTGGGAGCCAACCCGCGCCAGAGGCCAAAGGCCTCTGGCCCGACACCTCTCCTGAACCGGAGGAACAGAAGGGGTTCCAGACCCGACCGATGATCGACAGGCCTGGACATATGTCTCGAATTATTCGGAGACATATACCAGCTGGGTCGCTAAGCGAC